ATGTTGCAGCCTTTGGAATGTCAATCCCTGCCAGCGGTAAAGAGATACATATGGCGTGGGAGCTTACAGCAACAGCAGATGGAACATTTATCCTTGTTGAAGATGTAACGAGTTTTGCAGGTGGAGCCACAGTTACACCATTGAATCATAACCGGGTAAAGGCCAGCTTAAACCCTTCTGTCACAACCTGCATAAAAGGTATGACAGGAGTGAGCCCGATAACCCCAACAGGCGGGACTACAATATTAACAGCGGTTTTATCAACTGGTAAGGGTTCTGCTATAAATCGTGACACACAGGCTGAATTTATTTTAAAGCCTAATTCAAATTATTTTTGGCAGTACACAAACGGAGTAAACCCAAACATAATCCAACTTGTTTTAACATGGCATGATCATGAGCCGTGTACATAGGAAATTATGAAGAAAATACTAACGACACCGCCTGTTTATTATCCACTTGTTTTAGATCAAGTCAAGTCACATCTAAACATAGACTATGATGACGATGATGCGTATTTACAGTCTATAATTGCAGTAGCAACGGGTAAGGCAGAGCAAATCACAAGGCGCAGGCTGATAACTCAGACATGGACAGTTTACCTTGATGCTTGGCCTGCAGGAGATAGTATTTCTTTACCCTTCGGAAATTTAGCAAGTGTGACCCACGTTAAATACACAGACACAGCCGGAACACAAACGACTTGGAGTGATGACTATTATAATGTTGATACATACGGAGACCTTGGCAGGATAGTTTTAGAGTACGGTTATAATTGGCCTACAACTACCTTAAACCCCAATAATCCGATAGAAATACAGTTTGTTTGTGGTTATGGGGCAAACGCAGTACAAGCGATCACAGGGGCTTCTAACGCCTCCCCCATAGTTCTTACGATAGGAACGCACGGACATGCAACAGGTGACGAAGTTTATATTTACGATGTAGGCGGGAATACAGCAGCATACGGTAATTGGATAATTACAAAGGCAGATGTAAACTCTTTTAATCTTAACGGTTCAGCCGGAAACGCAGCATGGACTTCAGGCGGATCGTGTATAAAACAATCAGTTGACCCATTAATAATTCATGCAATTAAAATAATTCTTGGAGACTTACACGAACATAGAGAAGATCAGATAGTAGGCACAGATCAAACGGCTAATCTAAAAGTTGCAAGAGATTTATTGTGGATGAAAAGAATACACGAGGAACCGACAGAATGAGATCAGGCTTATTAAGACATACAGTTTCAATACAATCTGAAACTCCTACACCTGATGGAATGGGCGGATCGATTTTAGTCTGGACTGACGTAACAGGAATGACAAAAGTCAAAGCAGCAATCTGGCCGTTAAAATCCAGTGAAGCTCTTGACGCAATGAAACTTGAATTAACCGTTACGCATAAAATAAGAATAAGATACAGGGCAAGTGTCACAGCGAAGAACCGGATTAAATTTGGTACACGGTATTTTAACATAGTTTCGATTATGAACGTAGCCGAGAGAAATAAACAAATCGATATTATGGCAACAGAGGACGTATGATTGAATGGCACGCAAATAAAGTGATTAACGCTGCAAAGATCGTTTTAAAAAACGTATCAAAAGAAGTTGCTAATGATGTCATGGACGACGCAAAACGTATATTGAAGCAGAAGGCCAAAACCACCACAGAACAGGGGCTTTTAAGCCAGTTTTATGTTGAAAAGAGTAAATATAAAGACGGTGGATATATAATATGGTGTCAGGGGCCGAAGAATTGGAAACCTCCTTATCATGCCAGCTTTTTAGAGATGGGAACTTACAAAGATGTTGCAAAATCCTTTATGAGACCTGCGGCCAAAAAAAACAAGAGCAGCGCAAACAGAAAATTTAAATCAGCATTGGATAAGTTATGAACGCATTATTTCAGGGACTATATAACAGATTTGCTACAACCACAGGCAGTGGCTTTTATAATGATATAAGCGGGAGATTGCGGCCCAACAAAGCAGAGCAGGGCGACCCGTTTCCGTATTGTGTTTATTTTTCAGTTTCCGATATTGACGAATTAGATTTTACCGATGAGCGAGAAGACTTCACAATTCAATTTAATATATTCAGTCAGAATAATTCAGCATTAGAAGCAGGGAATCTTTTAGAGTCATTAAAAACAATGTTTGATGATTGCACACTTACAGTAACCGGATGGAGACATCTAAATTTCCAACGTAATTTGACTTATCCAAATAACGATTTTGACCAAGTGCCACCTATACAGGGGTATTCAGTTGAGTATGACGTGTTATTAGAAAGGGAGCGACCATGATAACAGAACAAGAAGTTAATGAAATGGGGTCTGACAGCCTTCTTATCCACGACATTAATGTTTTCGATCATGCCAAAAGATTTTTTAAAGGGTTAAGCGAGTCAAAAACCTATAAACTATCGAAAGAATACATTTCAAAGACACATAAAAATCCATGCGGTTTAGGATTATTACAAAGGAGCTAAAAGATGGAGCAAATTAGCATAGTAATACCAATTATACGACCAGACGCAGCCAAACGCTGTATAAAGGCAATTAAGAAAAACGCAGGCTTGCCTATTGGTCAATACGAAATAATCACAGGTATTGACACTGACGGAGTCGGTTGTCCTCGGATGGTTAAGAAATTAGTCAAGAGAACAAAACACGACCTTGTCATGTTCTTGGGCGATGATACCGTACCTGAAAAAGACTTCCTGAAAAATGCCTTACTAAAAATGCAGGAAATAGGATGGGGAGTTGTCGGACTTCATACTCAAGACAAAAGAGTAAAAGACGGAAATCCATTTGCACACTGGCTGGCACATAAAAAGATGTTGAAGTATATTGAGGGCGGAGATTTCTTTTCAACAGAATATAATCATTGCTGGTGTGATAACGAATTAAAAGACATTGCAGAAGAACTTGGGAAGTGGGCATGGGCTAAAGACTCTTTAATAACTCACATACATCCTATCAACAAGACGGCGGAAAATGATGAGCATTACAAAAAAGTATATGCAGACCCTATAGCACAGCATGATTTTAAAACCTATTGCAATCGAAAACGAAAACGGATGCAGAAGAAATACGGAGTAAAACTTGCAATCGGAATCCCACTTACAGACGAAACAGTTTACAGACAGTTCTTTTTTTCATTTGTGAAAGTCATAACAGAATACATGAGCTCACTTGTCAAAACCGGAAGGTCAATAAATTTTGATGTATTGATGCCTGATTTTCCATGCCAGATAGATGCAGCAAGAAATAACCTTGTTCAACAGGCATTACTCTCAGGCTGTACGCACATAATAATGATGGACTCAGATCAGATTTACATGACTGAAGACATGCTTGAGAAAATGCTGGCACATAAAAAACCAGTTGTCGGGGCAAGAGTTCACAGACGTTATCCGCCTTTTGATCCACTTCTTCTCAGGGGCGATGTTGGAAAATTATACCAAGTACCAGATAAAGAAATTAGAAACGAAGACGGAACATTTAAAGACGAAGTACCTGTCACATACACAGGCACAGGTTGTATTCTTTATGATACGCAAATTTTTATAGACCTCATTCCTGATAAATGGTTTCAATTCAAAGTCGGGGACGAAGGGCAACCGATAGGCGAAGACGTGGTTTTTTGTGAGAAATTAAGAGAAAGAAAAATACCTATAGTAGTTGATTGTTCAATAGACATAAAACATCTTTCATTAATGGCGATTGATTGGGGGACGTATAAACTTTTTCAGAAAATAATGAAATAACATTTAATCGGTTTGTTAGGAGTGGAGCACCTACGAATCAGGAGGTAGTAAAATGGCATTAGAAAGTAAAATAGGCAAGGATTGTAAAGTAACAATAGGCTCAGATGCATCTATTGTTGGATGTGGGACGTGGGCGTTTTCGGGTGGTTCGTATGCAGAGCTTGATGACACAGATTTTGGTGACGATGATACAATGATTTTGAGGGGTATCAGAACAGGTGGTACAGTTACTTTTTCAGGCAGTTATAAGAAAGACGACACCACAGGTCAGGATAAAGTAAGGGACGCCTACTGGCTTAAATCAGACCTTACGACTCTTAAATTTTGGGTTGATGATACCAGTTATTATGCTTCAAATTCAACTACTGGCGCAGGTGGTGGACTTCCAGCGGAGACAATGATTTCACACATTAAGATTTTGTCAGAGCCTAATATTTCAGTTGATAAAGCAGGCTTGGCAACGATTGATTTTGAGGGAAAAATTGAAGGGGCAATGAGACTTAATTAATTTATGGGCGGTAGAGTTCAATCTCAGAGTGGTTTGCTCCGCCACTTCCGCCCATCAACTTAAAGGAGCTAAAGGAGCTATTATGAGAATATCAAAAACAGTAGAAAGATGGTTTGAAGTACCGGAAGACTCAGACGAAGCAGAGTTAAAAATTAAACATTTAACACCCGGCGAAGAAGCAAACGTATTTGACGAAGCATTTAAGCAGGAAATTAAATACAAGAAAAAAGGTAAGGATTACACGCCTACAGTAATCCAGAAAACAAACCCGCATTTAATCGTTAAGCTCAACAACATAGCTGCAATCGTGGGCTGGAAGAACTTTTTTGACGAAAACGATAAACCGATAGAATGCAAAGAAGACAATAAAATGTCGGCTTACGATAAAATTGAGGGATTCGGTGATTTAATCTCGGAACTTCGTGGAAAACTTTCAGACGAAATATCTCAGGAAAAGGAAGATCAAAGAAAAAACTCACAGAGTTCTGCATCCGGACCAGCGAAATAGACTGTAAAAGATGCAGGGCAACATATAGAATGTACAATGAAAAACCTGATTGTTCAAAGTGTTTACCGGAATTACAAGATGAAAATGTTTTGATATACGAGGTTTATTGGAGAATGACTGAAAACATAGATCCTTTTAAAATTATGGATTTGTTAGGAATAAAAGAGAAGTTGTATTGTCTTGATATGGTACAATATGCACGGAGCGAAGTAATGAGAGCGAAAGGCACTAAATGAAAATTGGTGGGATATATTTATCAGTCAGTGCAAAAACAACGCAGTTAAAACGTGACCTTGCAAAAGCCAAAACTATGACCAAGAAAGCGGCTGTATTAATGAACCGTGAAATTGGCAGAGTTTCTTTTGCAAAAGTAGCTCTTGCTTCTGCAGCGCTTGGTGTTGGAATGGTAATGTTGACAAAAAGGGTCATTTCTCTTGGCCGTGAATTTGAGTCAACAATGAAAACCGTTCAGGCATGGTCAGGGGCAACAGGTAAAGATTTAAAAAATTTAACAGATATAGCCCGTGAAATGGGAGCAACCACAGAGCATACAGCCACACAAGCCGCCGGAGCCTTAAAATTCCTGGCGGCTGCTGGTTTCAGTGCCGAGCAAAGTATTGTGGCATTACCTGGAACTTTAGATTTAGCAACGGCTGCACAGGTTAATTTGAGTTTAGCTACTGATATAACCACCGACACAATGACAGCTTTCGGAATGAAGGTTGAAAATTTATCTAAAGTTAATGATGCCTTTATTGTGGCGAGTACAGGATCAAATACCACGGTTGAAATGCTTGGCGAGTCAATGAGATATGCCGCTCCTATGGCGAAGCTAATGGGTTACAATGTCGAGCAAACAGCTGCTATGTTGGGTGCGTTGGCTGGCGGTGGCATAAAGGCGTCAATGGCTGGTGCTGGCCTAAACATGATTATGTTAAAATCTGCACAGTATATTAAGACGGCTGGAATAGAAGGTTTAACATTTATTGATTTATTGAAATTAATGAAAAAGGAGCAATGGGACGCAGCAAAAATCGGTAAGGTTTTCGGAGCGAGACAGGTCAAAACTGCTGATGTTTTAGCAAGTCAAATTCCTCTATATGAAAAATTACATAAGAAAATGCAAGAAAGTGCTGGAATTACACAAAAGCTTGCTGCAATAATGAGAGATCAACTTGACAATGATATCAAGATTTTAAATTCAACCATTGAGGGGCAACTTTTAAGAACGTTTGATAAATATAAAGATTATATAAGAGAAACCATACAGGCAACTACAAAATGGATAAGGCAAAACCCACAGGTGATAGAACAAATTGCATCTTTATCAAAAAATATGTTTGAGCTTGCAGTAAATATGGGCAAGGTTATTGGCCTTGGCGTACAGCTTGCAGGGAGTTGGAGTGATATAGCAAAGGCAATGGGCCTTGCGGCTGCTGGTGTTGTTGAGTATGGGGACGCCTGGCAAAATGCTTCTAACATTGTAAAAACTTTTGATGAAGACATGGGGGCAGAAAAACTGCGTTTGAATTTTCTTGAGCGGGTAATTGCAACGGGGAAATTTACTTGGCAGGTTGACAGGGAGGCAAAGAAATTAAGGGAATTAATTACAAACAGAAAAGCATTTCTCACTGAACTTAAAGCAATGGAAGCAAGAGCAAAAGAGATGATTGAGCATGATAAATTTGCTGCCGGACTTCCACCTAAAGATGCTGAAAAATTGGCCACAGATTTAGCAAAGGAGGCGGAACAAAAAGATACATGGCTGTTAAAATCATTAGATACAGAAATGGAATATCATCAAAAGAGCCTTGATGCGCATGCTGATTATATCGCTGATTATATGACTCAGGAAGATGAATGGTTGTTGGCGAGTCTTGACACAATGATGGCAGACCACCAGTCAAAACTTGACGCACAGGTTAAACTTGATGAAAAACTTATTGATAGTTCAGAAGATACAGCCAATGATATGACAGACGCTTTTGCAGGCTGGGGTCGTGAATTTAGTGGGACTCTTAATGAAATGTTATGGGGGGCAGAAACAACCTTTGGTGATATTTTAAAATCATTTGGCAAGATGATAACTCAAATGATGATCCAAAAATCAATTATAGAACCTATGTTCAGTGGTGGTAGTTCCGGAAAAGGATTGCTTGGGGGATTATTAAGTGCTGGAATTGGAGCATTAGGAGGTGGATTTACAAGTACCAGCCCTTTTACTACTGCGGCACAGCAAGGAATTTCGAATGTTACAACATTATGGGGAAATGGTGGGGCATTCCCTGGTGGCATTTCTGGATTCTCA